GCTTGAGCCTTACCAACACGGCTTTGTGGGTCTATGAAGAAGCCCGCCCCCGTTTTCACGCCAGGTTTTCCACCAAAGACGTCCGCAACTAAAGAACCAAAGAGAGTATTTGTACCACCGAGGGTAGCAAGGTCTTTTACAAAGAGTCCTGCGTCTTTTTCTTGCGCAATATCGCGAGTTAGGGTTGTTGCAAAGTCATAAGGAAGGCGCAAAGCGGCAAAACCAGCGCGAGTCGCACCCTTGAATACGTCATAAACGTTGCCGAGAGTAGCATCGTAGATAGAACCAACAATTCCTTTGTCTTTATCTACTGTTTTTTTGATTTTATCTACATTGAACTGGTCTTTTTTGAGTTGTGCGATACCATCCAACGAAACAATTTTATTGACACCAGGCGTATTGACATTCAAACCTTGCTTTACCATAGCCATGACAAGGTCTTTGCTCATACCTGGATAGGTAGAAGTTATCTCAAAGAAGTTCTTGTACATGTCAGGCGTTAGTGACGTCATCTGAATTTGGATAGCCCGGTTACGAGCCTCTCCTTCATTGGCGTATAACGCCTGCATGGCAGGCGAAAGGTTAGATTTTGTCAATTCTGCCATTAACGATTCTCTTCATTAAAGGCATTCACGATGTTAGCAAGGATGACAGAATCAGGATTTGCCATAAACATAGCACGAGCAAGCGTTGCTGTTTGGTCAATAGCGTCAACAGGAGTCTGCTGGATACCAGCACCACGTCCTGGACCGCCTTCGGCACCGTCAGAAAGAGGTCTTTCGTTGCCAGGAAGGAATGCATCTACTGATGGAAGTGTAGCAGCAGCAGGATTTACACCTGTTGCAGTTGCTTCAGGATTATCCATAGCAGCGCCTTGTGATAGTTCTTTCAAATCTTTGCGCTCGCTGTATGGTCCGCCACCTGCTTCAGAGATGTCACGACCTTCACGCTGAATCTTCTTTACGAGACCCAAATCATTTCTGCGAGTGAGTGGACCTGGACCGGCTGGAATATCCTGCATTGACATGTTTAGTCCTCATCTTCGTCGAAATCATCTAGTGGATTCTTAATTGGGTCCGCTGGGTCTACTATCCAATCAGGATAACTTGACCTATCCATAGCAAATGCTAAAGCAGTTCCTTCATCCATACCTGCTTTACGCAGAGAATCATAAACTTCTTTTGTAGCAATTGCCCAAAAATCTAATTTAGTTAAAACTGGTTCTTTTACTGTCTTGGGACGACGTGTCATTTTCTTGACAGTTTTTTTAACTGGCTTCTTCTTGGTAGCCATTTATCCTCCCAAGCCTGCTAAGATTGACATTAAATCTGGCGCTGCTTGTGGGACCCCACCAGAAGGTTGTCCAGGAGTAACCGGGGACGGGGATTGCTCAACTGGTCCTTGTGTGCCTGGCGGGGTCATCTCTGCCTGCGCTGGTTGTTCAGGTGCGAACACGGCAAGCGCAGCAGCCTCGATAGTGTCCCCGTTGCGACGACGTTCAATAACGTCTGCAATCTTTTGGATTAACGCAGATGGGTCTTGTCCTTGGGCAGCCATGGCAGGTATTGCTTGCGCTGTGGCTGTAACGGCAGCAGATAGATTGCTACGCATCTTTTCGATTTCAATTCGTTGTTCTTCGAGCGATACGTTTACGCTCCATGGAAGTTCACGACGAATGAAGTCTTTAGATACCAAGTCGGCACCAAGTGCTTGAAGAGAGAAAATCAAGGCTCGCGATGGGTCAAGTCCAGCCATCAAGCCATAGCGTACTTCAATAGAAGTATCATTCTTGATGTCTTTGGAGGGTTTGTACTTTAACTCGTACGGCGTACCCTGTGCGATTCCCTTGACGCTCTTTTCTTTATCGAAAAGGACTTGGTCCATTTCGAAACATGTTGCTATGACATCTTCAAACACTTCAGTCAGGATTGTCTGTCCTGCCTTGATTTGAGAGTCAAATGCACCAAGCAGTGCTTGTACACCTTGACCAGTGATGATTGAAGCATCAATGGTTCCGGTTCTACCTTCAGGATAACGAGCACCCAAGCGAAGTTCGCTCTGTAGCGCTGCCTGCTCCTGAAACGCGGCTGCTGGCACATCTAGTCTAACTCGTCCTACACCTGCTGGACTTGCTGTGCGAATAATCGCATCAGGTCCCATAGGCATATCTACAACATCTGAAGGAACTACAAGCGGTGCTTGAATTGACTTCTCTGCTGCTTCCATCGCCAAGTTAGCAAATCGAGCACGAGCAAGTTGTACATACAAAACATCATCAAACTGTCCACGTGTCTCGTTGTCGAGAGAAGGACGTCTTGCTACAAATACATTCATCTTGCCAAGTGGATTAGAAGCAACATTAAGAATCAAGTTGTTGCGAGTTGGCAAGTAAAGAACTGTTACATCTTTATCGGTGTAACGAATCATCTCAATCATCATGCTAGTATCTTGATTGAATCCGTCACGACCAAGAAGCATCGGAGCATACTCTGGGTAATCTACAGCCAGTTCTCCGATAGTCTTGAAGTAAACCTTTGCGTAAGATACGCAACGACCAAATCTATCAAACTCAGGGTATCCGCCCATCGGGTCTTCAACACGGATACGTGGTAAATCAGAATCAAAATCAGGTTCTACGTGGATAGGTAAAAAGCCATATGAGAAATACCAGTCAGCACCCCAGTACATCTGTGACTGTAAACGTGAGTGATAGACATAGTTGTTGGCTATCATGGTACGCTTGTCAGCAAATGCTCTAGCCTTGTCGTTATTGACATTGGTGGTTGAGCAGTTGAAAGATGGAAGTGGGGCTAGTACCTCAGCCAAGTCGCGTGCTGCGACATCGACAAAGTTAGCCACCATTGACTTGTCCATACCTTCAGGGAACAAGTCAGGGTAGATAGTTCCCAACTCGCCCTTACGGACAGCAAGGATATCCTGCATACGGGCATCTCTAGCACCGTTGCGCTGCTTTAGGTTGTCCACCCGCCGAGCGATTGTTTGGATATCTAATTCCATCATAGTCCTATTCGTACATCGAGAACTCATAGTCATTTACGTTCATCACGTAACGCTGATTGAGTTGCTTTCTAGTAGCCCATCTATTGCTCATGTGACTTTGGTTTATATTCATGTTGCCAATGATTTCTCTGGCGCGTAGTTCACAGAACCACAAAGCCATCACGCAGTCTGTCTTGCCTTTGGTATCAGGCTTCCAAGTAATCAACTGTTGGATTAAAGCCTTCACCCCTTCTGCTGTATCCTGTGAAGGAAGTTCCAGAAGGTTGTCACCTTGATGTACTCCGTTACGCATAGACCCGAAGAGTCCTGCCATAGCAGCCACACCAAAGGCTGTGTCCCATTTGTTCTTACCTGTGAACTGGCTAGAGAATTTCACTCCAGCAGATGCTAAGTAAGAACGCAAGTCATCATCTAGCGCGTAGGCTTTCTGATGAGCATTGATTTCAATACGTAGTTCTTGAGGTTGGTACTTCTCAACCCAGTCTTCAATCAGTTGTTGAATCTTTCCTGGAGTTGGGTCAACCATATTGATGACATCTAGCACGTATCTCTTGCGAGTATTACGGTCTACTGTCAGCATAACTGCCGCAGTGTTGCCTGTCATCGCTGGGTCTAAGCCCATTATCGTATACCAAGCACCGCGTTCTTTAGGATGTCCTGGATTACCAGGTCTTAGAATCCCTCGTTTTCGCACCCGGTTGATTGAACCCTGCACACAAGCAGGGGGAAAAATAGAATCTTCTTGTACATCTTGCTGTTGGTAGACCAATGCCCAGGCTGACGGAGAAACTTCACTCCTTCTTCGAAAGAGTGCTGGTCCGTCCCATTTAGGATATAATCCGTTTTCATCTGGAAGTATACCCTCATCTGAACCCTCCCATGGTACATGGCTCTTGGGCCATAGAGTGACCCAGTTCTCTGGTTTCTCGTCTAACTCAAGTACTGCTGGCATAGCAAAGTAAGTGAAGGGAGTTCTGCCATTAGTCCAATGCTCACCCTTACGTAGTTCACGGTACAGGTCATTGGAGGCAATTCGGGTGCCTACTATCAACAACTTACCATTATCACCAAGACGGGTAACTACATCTCGTTGTAGCCACAAGAGTTGCTTTTCCCACTCATGGGCATTTGAGGTGGTCACCACGTCATCTAGGATGATGAGGTTGGAACGGGCACCAGTAATTTGACCGCCGATACCCAATGCTTGAACCGTTGGGTCCTTTTCGGTGGAGTCTCGGCTGAGATAGATTCTGTCAGCCTTCCAGGTATCGGCGTCTTCCTTCCAGCCTCCGGCACTGCCGTAGACGGCTTGAAGTTTGCTCCACCTCTCATGACTCAGCCGCTGTTTGATGGAGTATAGATACTCCTTAGCGCGTTCCTGAGTCTTAGAGACAATCGTAATCTTGATGTTGGGGTCCATGGCTATCCGGTAGACACAGTAGTTGACTGTGATGACCGTGGACTTAGCGTGCTCAGGTGGCACGTTTATCAATAGCCGTTTAGGGCTAGAAGGTTCGTAAGTCATAGCCGGGTGGGTCCAGGAGGGCTCGCGCCCCTCAAGGACATCAATCCAGGACCTATGATGAGGGAAGATGGGTGAGTCTAAGAACTCTGCTGAGAACTGCTCGAAACCTATCTTGTACTTAGCGTCACCTGTGACGATGCTGAGGGCGCGCTCGCCTTCTTCCCTGGCAGATTCAAGTTCTTTGACAAACTTAGGGTCTTTCCGCCAGTCCTTCATCACGTCAGGCTTCCTGCCAGCCCTAGCAAGGGCATCTTGCAGGTCAAGTCCTTGACGGACGAAATCTAATACTTTGGCTTTAGCCTCCAGGAGTTTGGCTACATTATGGTGTTCCTTGCCAGACTTAGCAGCCATAATAACCCTCCATATAATATCCCCCTTCGCTCAGCGCCTCCAGGCGCTTCGCTACCCCCTATATAAAGCGAGGCAGCCACCAAGGCTGCCGAGCGGGAAGGATATTCGCTTCCGGGTACCGCTCATATCCTTCTATATATACTAACCCGTTCAAAAGGGTAAAACGAACGCTTTGTTATCAAAATGTTATAGAATATATGGATAAATTAGGACATATGGGCACACTCGGAGCAAATACTGGAAAAATATTATTTGCGGAGAGTGTGTACCTAGCGCCCGTGGCGCTATAAAAACTGGGGTCGCTCTGCGACTCGCAGTTGATGAGGGCGGGCTATGCCCGCACCTCTTTGTCTTTTGGCGAGCGCTTCAGCGCGAGCGCGATTTTTTTTGTGTCGGGCTATAAAGGGTGGGGCGTTTGTGTTGGGGGTGAGTCTGCCGGTGGGTCTGAGCCTGAGCCTGAGCGTACGATTATCGTACGGCTGAGGTCGTGGCGTTTTGACTTTGGGG